GCAGCTAGATCCCGGCCTACAAGGAGCTTGGGCTAGACGCTGGACAGGTTTACCAGCTCCTCCGCGATCCGGACGAACTGAAGCGGGCCGCTCCAACCTTCAAAAATTTGCCGCTACTCATTCAACATGTCCCGGTAAACCGCCGATCCCCCCCGCCGCGACTTGATTGTCGGAACAACCGGGAGCGATGTTGAGTTTTGCGCCCCCTATCTCCAGTGCTCGCTTGCCGCCTGGGATGCAGCAGCAATAGCCGGGATAGAGAGCAAAGAACAGGTGGAGCTTTCAAGCGCTTACCGTTACCGCGCAGATATGACACCCGGGGAATATGAGGGGGTGGCGTATGACGGAATCATGCGTGACATAATTGGCAATCACGTAGCCCTTGTCGATGTCGGCAGGGCCGGGCATGACGTGGTTGTCGCCGACCGAAACCCTTTTCAAGGATTTGACATGAAGAGAAAAGAGAAGATCGACAAAGCGAAAGCTGACATCGTGGCAGCTCTTGAGAAGGGTGGCGTTGCCATCGCTCAAGACGCAGCCAGCCTGGAAGAACTCGACAAGGTGATCGACACACTGATCGGGATCGAAGAGGCCCCGGGCGCTCCGGCGATGGACGAGGACGACGAAAATAACGATGAGTTTTGGGAAGACGACCCGGACAACCCCGGAAAGCGCCGGAAGAAAACCGTAGCCCAGGACGAAGGCGGCGAGCAAGAGGGCAAAGAGGAAGACAAGAAAGCGATGGACAAGGCTATCAAGGTCGCGTGTGACGAAACCGAGAAGCGGGTGATTGCCCGGATGGAAGCGTTACATACTGCCCGCGAAGAGGTCGCCCCTCTTGTCGGCAAGGTTGCCCTCGACTCCGCCACGGCCGTTTACAAATTCGCCCTCGACCACGCCAAGGTTGATATTGAAGGGGTCCACCCCTCCGCTTATCGGTCACTGGTTAAAATGCACCTTGGCCAACGGGCAAGCAAGCCCAAATTTGCCGAGGATGCCGCTATCGCCAAACAGGTGCTCGCACAATTCCCCAACCTTAACCGCTTCACCAAGGCGTAAGGAGATAAAACATGTCTGGTTTTCAAAAACAAGTAAATCTGAATCAGGCACCGGCTCAGGCCGGTGATTACTGCGACAGCAACCCCAGAGCCTCCATGGTAGCCGGTGCGGGTGGTCTTGTTGCTGGCGCCCTGGGCGTTATCGTTGGCTGTTTCGCGTGGGTCACGGCGGCCGGGGTCGCCTCGAGCAAATGGGCCGCTGGCGGACGGATGGGTTTTGCGCACCGCGAGCAGAACGCCCTCATTACCACTTGGCTTGCCGAATCCGGGTTGACTATCCAGGCAGGCACCGCGCTTGCGCTTATGGTCGCCGGGAGCTTCTGGGGTAAGTTCGCGGCTGGGGCCACTATCGCCCATAAGGTTTACGCCTATTATGCAGACGGAACCCTGTTGTCGGCTGCCACCGCATCCGCCCCAACGGTTGAGGTCACGGCCAACACTGCGACCAACACCACATTGACCGTCACCGCCGTTACCGGCACCCCGCTTGCGGTCGGCCAACCGGTCAGCGGCGACGGTATCCCGGCCGGCGCATATATCGCCGCCCTGGGAACCGGGACCGGTGGGGCTGGCACTTACACTTTGAGCGCGGCCACCACGGCCACCGCAACAGGTATTACCGGGACCGTGACCACCGCAATCGAAACACCTTTCAAAGTATGCTCGACCGCTGCCGCTGGCGAGCTTGCCAAAATCTCCACCTGGGGCTGATAATCATGAATAAAACATTACTTCGTAAACTGGCGCTTGACGCTGGCATTCACTTCCCCGGTCCGGTTGAGTTTATCCCTGAAGGCGTGGCAAGCGATTACAATCTGGCCATGGACGCGCAGCCCGCCCTTGTCACCGTAACCAATGCGGGAATCCCGGCCTATCTCGCCAACTATGTCGATCCAGCGTTGATCGAGGTGCTGATTGCCCCGATGAAGGCCGCCCAGATTTTGGGAGAGTCCAAGAAAGGCGATTGGACCATGGACACCGCCACCTTCGGCTTGATCGAGTCCACGGGCGAAGCGTCCAGCTATGGCGATTACAGCGAGAACGGCAGTACAGGCGTGAATGCGAACTGGCCCATGCGCCAGCAGTACCGCTACCAGACCGTAGCCCAATGGGGTGACCTGGAACTCGAAAAATGGGGCCTGGCCCGTATCGACTTTGCCAGCCGGCTGAAAATAGCCAAGGCGTTGACCCTGAACAAATACCAGAACAGCACCTATTTCTTCGGGGTGTCCGGCCTGCAAAACTACGGACTGTTGAATGACAGTTCTCTGGTTGCCTCCATCTCCCCGACTGCGGCTTGGTCGTTGGAAGCGACCACGGGGGCCGTCGTCTATGATGACATCCGCCGTATCTTCGCACAGCTTCAAACCCAGATGGGCGGCACGATCAACATGGAGCAAGAGATGGTCCTGGCGATGAGTCCGACCACCGAAGTTTCCTTGACCAAGACGAACACCTACAACGTGAACGTCGTCGACCAGATCAAGAAAAACTTCCCGAATATGCGGATCGAAACTGCCCCGGAATATACCACCGCTTCCGGCGAACTGGTGCAGCTTATCGCCATGAATGTTGAAGGTCAGCAGACCGCGACCTGTGCATTTTCTGAAAAGATGCGTGCCCATGGCGTTGTCCGCAAGGCTTCCTCTTTCCAGGAAAAGATGAGCCAGGGCACGTGGGGAACTATTATTTTCCGCCCCGCTGCCATTGCATCCATGATCGGCGTGTAATTGTAAAAAGCCAAGCATTGAAAATGCCTGTTGGGTTCGTCCTGACAGGCATTTTTTATTTTAACCCAAGGAGGAACAACCATGGCTGGAACTGTAACAGTGGGATGCAAGATCCCGAACGGCATGATTTTGGAAGTCAATAAAAAGCAGGTTCTTATCAACGGCTCCAACTCCTCGTTGATCATTGGCGGCCACGGCATTACCGAGGGCGTTGACAAAGATTTCTTCGAGGCGTGGATTGCCGAGAACAAGGAACTTTCCACCGTCAAGGGCGGGTTCATCTTTGCCCATGGCAAGACTGAAGACGCCAAGGCCGAGGCCAAGGACCGCAAGAAAAATAAGACCGGCCTTGAACCACTCGACCAGGAAAAAAAACCAACCGGCATTCAGGAAACCGACAAGGAATAACCCATGCCATCCGTATCGTTCGACGCAGCAACATTCAAGGTCCGGTTCCCTGAGTTCGCCGCTGTCACGTCCCCATTGCTCGGCCTTTATTTCGATGAGGCGTGCATGTATCTGGACAACACCGACACCAGCCGGATCGCCGACCTGGCGCAACGTGCCATGCTGTTGAATCTCGTTGTGGCGCATATTGCCACGGTCAACGGTGCGGCGACAACGGGCGGGCCTTCCGCCCCAGGGCGTGTCAGTTCAGCTTCTGAAGGTGGCGTTTCCGTCTCGTTTGACGCGATGCCTGCGGCCAACGGTTCACAGGCATGGTTTCAGCAAACACAATACGGCGCCTCCTATTGGGCGATGACGGCCCGTTACAGGTCGTTTCTCTACGTGGTGACGTGATGGCCGGATTTACGGGAGGAGACAAGCTGGAGGCGTACCTGAAAGGAGTTGAGCGCAAGTTGTCCGAAGGCAAGGAGCTTCGTGTCGGATTTCTTGAGACCGCGAAATATCCGGATGGAACACCGGTTGCCCAAGTGGCATTTTGGGATGAATACGGCACTTCGTCATCCCCTCCTCGGCCATTCTTCCGCAAGACCATCGAGGGCAAGGGGCCGGGATGGGGGGAATCATTAGGGAAGGCTTTGAAGGCTACCGGGTATGACGCGGATAAAACTCTGACGATAATGGGCGAGGGGATAAAGGATCAGGTCGTTGAATCTATCGTTAATCTCTCCGAACCTGCTTTAAGCCCCACAACCGTCATGCTTAGGGGCATGAGATCGAATAAACCATCTCTCGTTGTAACCGGGAAGACGGTTGGCGAGGCAGCGCAACGGGTGGAAGACGGGAAAACTAATTACGGGGCTTCTGATAAGCCGCTGATCGACACCGGTGTCATGCAGCGATCAGTTGATTATGACACCAAGGAATAGGCTATGAATCTGCATGGAATCGTTCGCCCCGCCATTAACCGCGTCAATCCAGACATACCGGCAACCCTTCTCCAGAGCGGCGGAGCATACACCACTGCGGCAGACGGGAAAAGAACCCCGCTGTTCAACGTGTCGACCGGGTCGATCCAGGTCCAGGGCGTTTCTGGGAAAGACCTGGAACATTTGAGCAGCCTGAATATCCAGGGCGTTGTCAGGCTGGTTTTTCTTCACGGCAACTGGTGCGGCGTGGTCCGGGCGGACCAGAAAGGCGGAGATATCCTCAAATTTCCGGAAGTCCCCGGCGGTGATGTCCGAGACTGGAAGGTCGTGTTGAATAAAGAAACTTGGCCGGATTGGTCGTCGGTGTTCGTGGTGCTGCAAAGCGAAATAATCCCCTTACCTGTTGAGGATGCATGACCTGATGGTTGCAACTGTAAGCCCGACACAATCCGCAGTATTGACGGCGCTCAGATCATTCATTCTCGGGTTGATTTCATGCGAGGTTGTCCAGGGCATCGACAACAACGTCTCGATGCCAAAGGGCGGGTTTATATTGATGGCGCCCTTGTTCAACACGAGGCTCTCAACCAACACCCACACGTATTCCGATCCGACGCCAACAACAGGCATAAGAGTTGCTGCCCAGGCCAAGAAATACACGGTGCAGCTTGATTGCTATGGGCCTGATGCCGAAGAATGGGCGGACATCCTTTCCACCATGCTCCGGGACGAATATGGATGCAAGGCCCTCGGCCCTGCCGTCCAGCCGCTCCATGCCGATGACCCCAAGATGGTCCCGCTGGTGAACGGAGAGCAGAATTATGAACAGCGATGGGTTGTCACCGCTGAACTGCAATACAACCCGACAATTTCCATAGCGCAGCAATTTTTCGATGTAGCCGAGGTCGGTATCTACTCGGTTGATAAAGAAACCCTTTAAAGCAGGTGGACCGCATGACAAGCATTCCGGCTTCGAAACTCGTAAATGTTCTGCCGAGCGTGGTGGGAACCGGTGGTTCTCCTCTTTCGCTGAACTCAATTTTCCTTACCAATAACACCTCTATTCCCATTGGCACTGTCCAGTCGTTTCCCGACGCAAAGAGCGTTTCGGACTGGTTCGGCGCGACATCAACCGAAGCAGAAGCAGCCGATGTCTATTTCGGCGGATTCGAGAACAGCACAATCAAGCCTGGTGCCTTGCTCTTTGCTCAGTTCCCGGTGGTACCGGTGGCCGCATACCTCCGCAGCGGCAGTTTGTCGGGCATGACTTTGGCGCAGCTCAAAGAACTCTCCGGGACGATTATCGTCACGGTTGACGGGGTGGAAAAGACTTCTTCCAGCATCAGCCTTTCTGACGCGACCAGCTTTTCCAATGCCGCCACGCTTATAGCCGCAGGGTTCACCGAGGGGCCGGAAGTCACGTATGACAGCCAGTTGTCGGCATTTAAGATTGCATCCGCCACCACAGGGGCGACCTCAACCATTGGCTTCTGCACCGGGACGCTTTCAACCGCTTTGAAACTCACCGCTGTAACCGGTGCGGTCACTTCGCAGGGTTCCATTGCCGCTGTCCAGGAAGGGTTCATGGATGCCGTGACCGAGATTTCCCAAAATTGGGCATCGTTTATGACTCTATGGGAGCCCGACACCGCCGGCAAGATTCTTTTTGCGGAATGGGCTACTCAACAGAATGAACGATATCTGTATGTTGCATGGGACACGGATGCAACCGCAGTGCAATCAGGGAACACTACATCGTTCGGGCCACTGGCCGCTGCCGCTCAATATGACGGGGTTTTCCCCCTTTGGTCGCTCATTGACAAGGCCGCGTTCATTTGCGGCGCCGTGGCAAGTATCGATTTCAGCCGGACCAATGGACGGATCACCTTTGCCTACAAGGGGCAAGCCGGATTGACCGCAGATGTTACCGATTCCACAACCGCCGCCAACCTGATCGCCAACGGGTACAACTTTTACGGGGCGTATGCCACGGCGAACGACCGGTTCGTTTTCCTCCAGCCGGGGAGCGTTCCCGGCGCGTGGTCCTGGCTTGACCCCTATGTCAATCAGATCCACCTGAATAGCCAGTTGCAGCTCGCCCTGGCGTCGCTGCTCTCTTCCGTCAACTCGCTGCCGTATAACGCCTACGGATACGCGATGATCGAAAAGGCCCTGCAGGACCCGATCAAGGCCGCTCTGAATTTCGGCTCGATCCGGACAGGCGTAACGCTTTCCTCGCAGCAGGCGTCTATCGTCAATATGCAGGCCGGGGTAGAGATTGACAAGGCCCTCCAGAGCAACGGCTATTACCTGCAGGTGCTCGATGCGACGGCACAGGTCCGGGGGTTGCGACAATCACCACCCATTACCCTCTGGTATATGGATGGCGGCAGCATCCACACCATCAGCCTCGCATCTATTTCCGTGCAGTAAGGAGAACTGAACAATGAAAACTATTACCTCCGCAAACTCTGAATTTCTCCTGGCCATCGGCGGCATTTACCCGGTAGCGCAGCGGATTGAAGGCTACCAGGCTGATGCGGCCTTTGCTTTTGACGATGTGACCACCGGTGAAGTCGTCCAGGGCGTTGACGGCAAGATGTCGAAAGGGTGGATTCCTCACCTTACCCCCCAGACCATCACCATCATGCCGGATTCGCCCAGCTTCTCAATCTTCAATAATTGGGCGTTGGCAGAGGACACCGCAAGGGAGAAGTTTTCCGCTGACGCGACAATCACGCTACCCTCCATCGGCATGAAATACGTGCTCTCGAACGGTGCGCTGATCTCTTATAAGCCCATGCCGGATGCCAAGAAGACCTTGCAGCCGATGACCTACAAAATCACCTGGGAAAGCTGTACGCCTTCCCCGATCTGATTGAGACTGTGTGCGGCTAGGGCGTAATCCCGAAATCCCGGTCCCCCTCCTGCCGGGCTGCCGCACATTTTTTAAAAGGAGAATGCGGGGAGCATGTTGGGATGGCACGGAAAAAAGTAACGGTAACGATAGACACGGAAGGCCGGGATAAAGGTAAGTCGTTTGTCATCACCGAGATGAGCGCCTGGGACGCCGAAGAATGGGCAGGCCGAGCATTGTTTGCGATGATGAACGCCGGGGTGGATATCCCGGAAGGGATTGCAAGCTCTGGCCTTGCCGGTGTTGCCGCCATGGGAATTTCGGCGCTTACGAAGGTTTCGTTTGAGGCCGCAAAGCCGCTCCTGAACCAGATGATGGAGTGCGTGAAGATACAGCCGTCTCCGTCGGTCACCAGGGAAGTGATTACCGATGATATCGAGGAAGTGTCAACCCTCCTCCAGCTGCGGAAAGAGGTGCTGAACCTGCATATCTCTTTTTTTACGGAAGGCGGGGCATCGACTTCGGGCCAATCGTTGCAACCTCAGATCCCCGCCTGATCCAGTACGTCAATGTCTCCGCAGCAATGGCGAAAGTAATGCTGGGGAAATTGGCAACCATGAACGAATTGCAGACGATCTACGGGAGTGAGGATTTTTACAACTTCCTGGAGATTATCTCGGTGGACAACTACAACCAGAACGTATTGAACGGGCGAGAGAATTGATATGTCAACTGTCATAGACGCGCTGGTTGTCACCCTCGGGCTTGATGTAAAAAAGTACAAAGAAGGGTCTGCCGAAGCGATAAGAAGTACCAAGAAAACGAGCGAGGAAGCCGCACGGGCCGCCAAGGACATGGAGGCACGGGGCGCACAGGCCGCGCAGTTCTTTGCCAAGATTCGCAACGAAGCCCTTGCGCTGCTCGCGGTATTTACTGCAGGTGTGGGCATCAAGCAGTTTACCGAGAACACCGTCACTGGTGCCATCAGTCTCGGGTACCTGTCCGAGAACTTGAAGATGAGCACGGAAGAGCTCAGCGCATGGCAGCGTGCCGCTGAACGGGCAGGAAGCTCCAAGGAGAGCATAACCGCGCAGCTTAAAGAATCAGCTTCGGAATCTGCAAAGTACAAGCTGGGGCAACACGACGAAACCATGGGGGCTTTTGCCCGAAATGGCGGGGATATGAACGCCCTGAAGGACGGGAATTCTTTCCTTAAAGAGAGAATGCGGCTTGTCAGCAATATGTATAAGCGTGACCCTGCCGTTGCCGCAGAGGCCGCAAAGCAGATGGGGATCAGCGAGGAAAATTTCAACCTCGTCAAAAATGGCCCTGAAGCATGGATGAGATTGGTCGATGCTCAGAGGGTAAATTCAGGATTAACCGAAGAGCAAACGAGAATTCTTCACGATCTCAACAACAAATATCTCGATTTCAAGGATAAGCTTAGGCTTACAGGGGAAACGATTCTCGTTGCCTTGGCCCCGGCCATTAAAGAGCTTTTATCTAAATTGGAAGAAGCCGCTGGTTGGGTGGCAAACCACAAAGAAGATATCAAGGAGTGGATAAAGGAATCCGTTATCACCATCAAGGATTTTGTTATCTGGGCAGATAAGGCCGCTGAATCTGCTGGTGGTTGGAAGAATGTTATTATGGCTCTCATCGCTTTGCGGGTTGGGACTGGATTGATTCAACTGGCGGCAACCCTCGCCTCTATCGGGTCGAGCCTTGGGCTTATCGGTGGGGGTGGTGCTGCGCTCGGTGTACTGGCCAAAGTTGGCGTTGGTGTAGGCGGGGCCTTAGCCTATGACCTCCTCAACCCAAAAGAAGCGGGTGCCGGTGAAGAAGAAGAGTTGAAAAATTATTACGCTCAAAAGAATAGATATCGCGGCGATAATCCTGCCGCTACCCCTGAGGGTTCCGCTGCTCGTGGTCAGCAGATCGTTGCCAATGCTCTTGGGGACCTCTTGTTTAAAGCGGAAGGCTCTTACGATAGCGTCAACCGGGGCGAAAAGGGCGGGAACAAATCAGGAAAAGAAGATTTGCAGAACATGACGGTCCGGGATGTCATGAAGCGCCAGCAGAAAGGCGACTTCAACGCCGTCGGTAAATATCAGTATATCAAAGGGACTCTTGCGGAAGCGGTTAAATTTTTAGGAATTGATGTCACTAAAAAATTTGACGCCGAAATGCAAGACAGAATCTTTCGAGAATATATCCTCGCCCATAAAAGAAAAGCCCTTGGGGATTATATTTCCGGGAAAAGCAGTGATAGACATGCTGCGCACAAGGACGCAGCGAAGGAATGGGCGGGCTTAGCCGACCCGGACACCGGGAAAAGTTATTACGCAGGGGTTGGCAACAACAAGGCTTCGATCAGCGCGGAGCGAGTTGAAAGGGCCTTGTTGGCAGACCGTGCGGCAGGCCCTAGAAACTATCTGCAACAATCAGGTAATGGCGTACCGTCTGGGAAAGTGAGCAATTCAACAGTCTCGGCCAATTTCACCGGCCCTATCAACATCAACACGCAAGCCACAGACACAAAAGGGATTGCCAAAGATTTCACCGCCCAAGTGTCACAACAAATAGCCGCGCAGGCCAACATGGGGATGGATTGACATGTCACTGATACCCTACCCAAATGTTCCGAATGTCCCCGGAGTCCCCGCGCTGCTCAGATCGGCAACTGTTCTCTCGGTTGGCTCCTTGGCGTTGGCGGGTATCTCTTACTTGTCGGAAGCAATTTTCGGCGCCGAGATCTGGGGAGTTTACGACCAGAAAGGAAACAAGGTCCTTGAGCCTGATTCTTTTCTTGACGTTGATTTCAGGAACAACAGCAACGTCTCGAATTACCCGCAGGAAAAAGGGGCATTCGGCACTTACAACAAGGTCAACACGCCATACTACTGCCGGGTGCGCATGGCTATCGGCGCTGACCTCCCGGCGCGCACAGCTTTTATTGAAAAGTGCGGTTCGATGCTGAATAGCACCGAACTATTTTCGGTGGTGACTCCCGAAAAAACGTACCTGAATGTAACCCTGCATAATCACGGTTATCGAAGGGAAGAAAAAAGCGGCAGATCGATGTTAACGATTGATCTTTGGTTCCTTGAGGTTCGGGAAAATGAGACGAGAGCTACCGTCGTCCCGAAACAGGCGAGCGGGTTCCCAATGATCAGCGGAGGTCAAGTGCAGGCAGCGGTTAGTGATGCGTTAGCTTCAATCCGTTCCTCCCTGGTGATTCAATGAAAGTGATACCGCTTCAGGCTGTGCCGTCTCAGTCGGTCGACACGATTCTCGGGGGGCAGAACTGCAAGGTCAACATCTACCAGCTATCCACAGGACTGTTCTTCGATCTCTATCTTAACGACCTCCCGATAATCGTCGGCCGCATCTGCCGGGATCGGTGCAAGCTGGTTCGATATGCGTATCTCGGGTTCACCGGTGATTTGACTTTTGTCGATGCGCAGGGGCTTTCTGATCCGGAATATTCGGGGATCGGTACACGGTACGTGCTGGTCTATATTGAGGATGGGGATTCATTTTGAAGCATAAATAGCTGCATTATCAATAAATACCCCTGATAACAAATAGACACTAGGCCCACCGGGAACTTCCCAGGAGGGCCTTTTTTATTTCCCATACCCGGCCATTGCGCCGGGTTTTTTCGTTTATGCGCCCCTAGGGAAGATCACCCGAAAACCTGTCCATGTCAGGCCTGGGGCGCGTAATTATACATGGCAAATGGTGAAAATATGGAAATCACACAGGTGCAATCATTCGTAATGCAAGAAGGAAACGAGGCAAAAACGGATTCTCGTAAGGTGGCAAAGCAGTTTGGGAAACAGCATAAGCATGTTCTTCGAGATATCAGGAGAACCATGAAAAACGCAGGGGAAGAATTTGCACGGCTCAATTTTGGGCAGTGCTTTGAAATCAATGAGTTATCCAATGGAAAGCCCGAACCATTCTACACCATGACTTATGACGGGTTTGTGCTCTTGGTTATGGGTTACACCGGAAAGCAAGCCATGCAAATCAAGGTGGCCTATATAAACGCTTTCAACAAAATGCGGGAATTCATCGCCAACATCAACAACACGATGTACGCGCAGATGATTGATGCACTTTCCGATCTGAAGACACAAATCAAGATTGGCAGCTTCCATGGACGTGGGCTGAATCAACACCGCATGGCAAAACCTTTGAAGGTGGCTCGGGTGGAAAACATCCTGGACAAGATGCAACTTTCACTTCTCCCACACTGATTATTTGGGATCCTCTGATTTAGGCAGCTTGGGGATATATCCTGCCTCCAGTTGTGCGACAGTGAAATTATCAGGCTCAATGGAGGCCCGCAGCTCTTCAAGTCTTGCCATGGCTTCTTTCTGCGCCTCGGCCTTCAGGTCTTCCAGGATGCACTGAATAACCATTTCCTTTGTTAGCGTTATCACGGGACGGATTTCTCCTGTTTTTGAAAAAATCCTACGGCAAAATAAACAAGGAATCAATGAACCAGTTCGTAAAGCGCAAAATAAAAGTCATCATTACCCTCGCTCAAGGACAATTCTCCGATTCAGGGAGCAAAGAAAGAATACTCGAAAACCTGCGGACATCTGTCAGCATTCAGGCGGCTTGCGGAGATGCCCAAGGACAATTGCAACTGCAGATTTTCGGCCTGCCGCTCTCAACCATCAACGAGCTGACCACGATCGGGCCAATCATGCAGCAGCGGCGTAACAACCGGGTGGCGGTTTATGCCGGGAACGAAGGAGACTCCAATTCGTGGCCGATGGTGTACGAGGGGAGCATTTTCGCAGCTTATGGTGATTTCCAATCTGCTCCGGAGGTGGTGTTCAACATCATGGCGCTTTCCGCAGCTTTTGAGGCGGTGCAGACCACTAAACCAAGATCATACAAGGGATCGGTTGACGTGGCCGTTATCATGGAGGAGCTCGCAGGAGTAATGAAAAAGGACTTCGAGAATAACGGGGTCTCGGTAATGCTGGAAAACCGGACATTCAACGGTTCTCCGTTCACCCAAGTCAAAGAGGCGGCATGGGCGGCAGATATTTACTACACCATTGACAACGGAAAGTTGGCTATCTGGCCAAAGGATAAATTCAGGAGCGGAGATCCTGCAAAAATAAACGCGAAAAACGGCATGGTCGGCTATCCGGCATTTTCTAGCCAGGGCATCGTGATAACCTCGCTCTTCAACCCCAATATTCGACTGGGCGGCCGGGTCGAAGTAGACAGCGACCTGACCGTTGCCAAGGGCATATGGAACGTCTACCGGATTATCCATGCAATTGAGAGCGAAACCCCCAACGGCCAATGGTTTTCACAATGCTCCTGCTACCGAATGGAGGCATTAAATTGACAACGGGATCAGGGTATACAGGGCAGCAAGAACCGGGTGATGGCGGGAACGACTACAACGCCCAGTCTTTCCTGGTGAATCAAATACTCTCCAGAGTAAACACGGCCACGCTCGTAAGAGTGCTTTCTTGCACGAACGACGGGGGCCTATCTCCAGTCGGCCTGGTAGATGTGCAGCCGCTTGTGAATCAAGTTGACGGGGCGGGAAACGGGAAGCCTTCAGGCGCATTACACAACCTCCCCTATTGCCGCATCCAGGGCGGCGCCGATGCCATAATCATCGACCCGAAACCGGGAGACATCGGCATCGCGGTCTTTGCCTCCCGCGATATCAGCAAGGTCAAGAATACCAAGGCCCAGGCCAACCCCGGATCATGGGCGCGATTTTCCATGAGCGATGGCCTGTACATCGGCGGAGTGCTCAACGGAACGCCGGTGCAGTATGTGCAATTCACCGGTTCCGGGATCAACGTGGTGTCGCCGAGTAAAATAACCTGCACGGCCCCGAGCATTGAAATGGATGCCTCCGAAAAATTCGCCGTCAACTCTGCGAACATCGTCTTGAATGGGCCGGTGCAGCAAGGCGCAGGCTCGAATTCCGGGAATGTTTCCATGGGCGGGACTTTGAACGTAACCGGAACAGTCACCGGCGCAGGGATAGGTTTATCAACGCATGTCCATTCTGATCCGCAAGGCGGAACAACCGGGGCGCCCGTATGAGTAAGTCTGCATTACTCGACCGAACCGCATGGGATTTGATTCTCGATGCATCCGGGAATATAGCGGTAGCGACAGCCCCTTACTCCAGGGCGCAGGACGTGGCCAACGCCTGCCGGCTGTTCTCCGGTGAACTGTGGTACGACACCAACAAGGGCATCCCTTACGACTCTGAAATCCTCGGCCAATGGCCGCCGCTCTCTTTGGTGCGGGAGCGTTTAGCGCAAGCGGCGATGACCGTCGATGGCGTGGTCAGCGCACAGGTGGTGATCACCTCGCTCAATGGCCGGAACCTTACCGGACAAGTGCAGTTCACCGACAAAGACGGCGCAAGCGATACCGTTTCTTTTTAAGGGGTAGATATGGCAACAAACGTACCAGCGATAGAGTTCACCTCTACCGGCCCGGTCATCCCCGCTGAATCCGCGATACTGTCAGGGGTGCAGGCGGATATCAACGCGGCCTTCGGAGGTGATGTCAACCCGGCGCTCGAAACGCCGCAGGGTCAAATCGCTTCCAGCGAAACGGCGATCATCGGCGACAAGAACAGCCAGGTCGCCCTGATCGTCAATCAGGTGAATCCTGATTATGCGGACGGCATCTTTCAGGATGCCATCGGCAGGATCTATTTTCTCGACCGGAAACCGGCATTGCCGACAAGGGTCATGTGCGATTGCGTGGGGGCCGTTGGAACAATTATAGCGGCAGGGGCCAAGGCGCAAGATACCTCAAATAACCTTTACGCCTGCACGGTCGGCGGGACGATCCCGGTCGGCGGGACGATCTCGCTTGAGTTTACGGCAACAAAAACCGGGCCGATTGCCTGCCCGGCCGGCACAGTGGCCAAGATTTACCAGACGGTTCCAGGGTGGGACACCATCAATAATCCTGCTGACGGCATCCTTGGCAACAATGTAGAGAGCCGGGCAGAGTTCGAATACCGCCGCCGCAACTCGGTAGCGCTCAACGCGCACGGCTCGCTTGAATCGGTTTATGCTGCCGTATTCAATTGCGAGGGGGTGACGGATGTCTATGGAGCGCAGAATTATACCAACGCCACGGTAACCAAGGGGCCAACAAATTACCCGCTGGTTGAGCATTCGCTTTATATCGCGGTTGTGGGCGGGGTTGATGCGGACATTGCCGCGGCTATCTGGTTGAAGAAAGATCTGGGGTGCGACTGCAACGGCAATACAACCGTCATGGTCACCGACACCACCTACGCCTACCCGTACCCGACCTATGCAATCAAGTTCCACCGGCCCGATCCGCTCCATATCCTGGTGGCGGTATCCCTGGTAAGCGACCCTTCGCTTCCGGCAGATATTGTGTCGCTGGTGCAGGCCGCAATTGTGTCGGCGTTCGCGGGTGGAGATGGGGGGCCCGCAGCACGGATAGGGTCAACGCTCTTTGCCTCCCGGTTCTACGCGCCCGTGGCCAAGGTGTCACAGGCGGTATCTATCCTTTCGTTGCTGCTCGGGACCGACACCGCCACCAACACATCGGTAGCAGTCGGCATTGACCAGCACCCGACAATATCACCCGATAACATCGAGGTGACGCTGATATGATCGATTATGAGCAGACAATAATCAGCCAGTTCGCCAATAGCCCGACCATCTGCGGACTGATCGAAGGGCTGAACGATGCGATTGACCCGTCGGCAGATTTCCAGAATTTCTATGATTTCGTTTGGAACGTGGCCACCGCGCAAGGATTTGGCCTTGATACATGGGGCAAGATCGTCCAGGTGAAGCGCGGTTTGACGCTGGAGTCGGGGCCGTATCTGTTCGGAGACGAGGCATACCGGCTGCTTATCATGGCAAAGGCCATGGCGAACATCTGTGCAACAACGCCGAAGTCGATCAACACGTTGATCAACAAACTCTTCCCTGGCCGGGGAAAATCGTATGTGCTCGATAAGGGCAACATGACAATGCGGTACGTCCTGCACTGGCAACCTACCGAAATCGAGATGGCAATCATCATGCAGTCGGGGGTTTTGCCTCGGCCAGCCGGGGTGGGGGTCGATCTCTTTATCGTCCCAATCCCCTGTTTTGGGTTTAAGGGGTCAAACCTTGCCCCTTTTGGTCAAGGAACATTTATCAAAGAGGTAACATTCAATGCTGTCACCTGAAAAAATAGTCCTTCCATTTGCCGATGGAGGCGACAAGAACACGATCCCTGTGGACTCGCAGATTGGGGTTATCGATGGCGCCCCGTCTTACCAAGATGGGTTCCCTCCGCTAACGATGATTCCTATCGAAGATGGGGGCGTCCCGCCAGCTGGAATGGACTTCAACGGGATCCTCAATGCTTTGTCGGCTGTTGCACGATGGGCTGGTGCTGGCGGGACATACCCCTATGATGCCGCATTTGCGGAGAGTGGCCACACTGGTGGATATCCTCTAGGGGCGTTGGTCAGAAAGGCCGACGATACCGGGTTTTGGGTGTGTACGGTAGAAGGCGGGAACAGTTCCAATCCGGACACAGGTGGGGCCGGATGGGTGGATTTTTTCCACTGGCACCTGCAGGCGGTTAACCCACACTCTCAATATTTACTGGCTTCTCAGATGGTTACGGACGGTAAACTTTACTTCATGGGGCAATTTTAATGGCAAATGGAAAACTTGGTTCGGCGGATCTGCTTGCCGCGACCGATACGCTTCTATTCACTGCGGGCGTGACTCCGCAGACCTTTAACATTCGTTTTGCGAATCGAAACGCGACAGCTGTGAAGGTCCGCGTCGCCATCGGCACGGGCGAGGCGCCCGCTATGGAAGATTATGTTGATTACGACGTTACTGTTCAACCAAACGGCATTTTGGAAGACACCGGCATGGTCTCTTCATCCGGAGAAAAAGTTTGGGTGCGGAGCGATACCGCTAATGTGAGCGTCCGCGCCCACGGCATGTAAGGAGTAAAACATGGGACAAGTAACAAATCCAGAGGAACCAAGCAGTGGTGGCGGCGCGACGTCAGCCCCGAACATTCGCGTATTCTTTGCACCGGGCACGGTCAACTTTCGATTTCCAGCCGGAGTTACACGAGCCCAAGCAATTGTCGTCGGTGCTGGCGGTGGCGGTGGCGGCACTGGCGGCGGCGGCGCTGGTGGTGGCGTGGGGGTCAGCACCTTCGCAGTGTCAGACAGCACCGTTTATTCCCTTACCGTCGGTGTTGGCGGTGTTGGTGGCGGCACAACTACGAACGGAACCGCAGGAGGTTCGTCTAGTTTCTCTTCGTTCGTTTCTGCTACGGGCGGTACTGGTGGAGCTGGCGGCGCCAACGGCGTGGGAGGCGCTGGTGGCACCGGCAATACCTCGACGGGCGGGGCTGGCGGTCAAGGTAGTGGCTCAAGCTCGGGAGGCGGTGGTGGCGGTGGGTGCGGCTTCATCTTTACGGCGATTGGTGGCGCCGGTGGTGGTGGTAGCTCGAGTTATGGCGGCGGTGGCGGTGGGCTTGCGTATGCGGGCGGATCCGGTGGTAGTAATGCCGGCGGCGGCGGTAGCGCATTTGGTGGAGGAACCAATCAGGGTGTCGGTGGCCCGAATAGCGACGGCGCAACGGTGTCCGGGTCGTCTTCGGGGGCTCTCGGAACGTCTAAGGCATTCCAATTTCCTCCACCCATGCCGATTCTCGATCTATCCGGAGGAGGAGGCGGCGGTAGCAGTAGCACCGCCGTTGGCGGCGGAAATGGTGCGACCGGGGCAGGCGGCGGCGGCGGAAACAATGGAACCGGCGGCACTGGTGGTTATGGCGGAATGTTTGGCGGCGGCGCCGGCGCTGGCGGGACAAGCGCCGGCGGAATTGGCGGCGGTAAAGGCGGAATTGGTGGCGGCGGAGGAGGAGGAGCCACTAGTAACCCGCAAGCTGGAGCCGGCGGCAACGGCCTTGTAATTTTAATTTGGTAAGGTGATGAAATCATGAGTAAATACGCACGAATTGAAAACGGAACAGCACTTGAAATTTTCACACCATCGGAAGGCTTCAAGCTGGCTGATTGTTTCACCCCGGAAATTGCGGCGCTTTTCATGGAATGCCCGGACAACGTAACGGCAGGAAGTACGGTCGATAGCAACGGGGAATGGGAGATTGCCCCAGTCCCCGAGCTGCCCCCAAATAATGTGACACCTGCAGAGGTCTACGAGCCCCTCACTCCAATGACGCTCTACATGGCATTTACGCCAGACGAGAGGATAGCAATCAAGGCATCATCTGACCCTTACGTCAAAGAGTTCTGGGAGATGTATCAGCTATCGGTGCAACTCAACAAGCCGACAGACCCAAACTTGGTCAGCGTCCAGAATGCACTCGGCTACCTCACGCTCACGCCCGAATCCACGCCTCCGGGCCCCGGCATTCTCCAGCCTGAGCGGGTGGCTCAGATCCTCGCGGGAATACCTCAATAAAAACCATTTCCACAATGATAACCATAGCCGCCTTCGGGCGGCTTTTCTTTTTTCAAGAGGATGAGATGCCGCAAACTCTGAAGATGGTCACCCTGTTTTTTTGCGCCCTGTTCGGATTGGTCTGGGCAGTGATTTCGATCAAAACCTCGCAGATGTACGTTCCGCCCGTGCCGGTACAGGTGTTTCTGGTGGGACTCCTCTCCGGTAAATACGCCGACAGCTATATGGGGCAGCGACGCCAACTCGGCAAAGAGGAGGTTGCTCCGTGATTCTAGGTGCGGATTATCTATCTCCTGCGCTTACCTTGCTGGGTTTTTCCGGAAGTATGCTCTTCGGACTCGGTGTTGGTATCTGGATCGCATCGGCTAAAAACAAAGATCTGAAGCAGCACGGAGAAGCAATTGCCGCTATTAATCTTCGCTGCGATACTCAGAAAAAAGAGATCATTAACGACCTAGCGGACAGGATCTGCGATAAAGTCAAGATCACAATCAACGAAAGTATTGCCAACCTTGAGTTGCAGTATAAGACCGCCATCGGCAATACCGACAGGGTCGTGGCGGTCCACGGGCAACAGATCAAGGCGCTTGAAGCCGATGTCAAAGAGATTTTCGAGCGGATCAATCACGCCTTCGATCGAAGAGCAAAGCCGCAGACCGATGGAGACCACGGAGCATGAAGGCAAAAATACAAATACTGGCCATGGGATTGGTGCTTTTGCTTCTTATGTTGGGAGTTGGGCTGGTGATTGCGCGCAGCGGCCTGCCTGAAAGATGTGCTGATATGGTTGATAAGTATGCCAGGCCCCGGCAAGTATCCCCGGTAAAAATGGAAGCTGACCGGGCGCAACTGCAGCAATGGGCCGATCAGGCGCAGCGGGGTGAACAATGACCGCGCCGCAGCTGCATCCGGGCGATGTCTTTTGCGTCCACGGCAACATGCCGGTGGTTTCCGCCCTGATCCGTGGCGCTGAGCAGTTTTGGTCCATTGATAATGAGGCCTGCTATGGCCACGCCGGGATTGTCACCAGTGCCTCGGGTGCGACCTTGGAGGCTCTCTGGCGGGTGCGGCCGGCAACGCTTGAGGCGTACATGGGCCAAAACATTATCGTGGCCCGGCCCTTAACCACCGGCACTGATCCGGCCTGCCCTATTACACCGATGGCAAAAGACCTGGCCATTGCCTCGGTCTCCAGCCACCTTGGCCGGATGTACCCTGGTTGGCGCCTGGCCCTGCACCTGATCCCGCCCCTGGCCAAATATTTGAGCACGGGACGGTACCTGGTTTGCTCGGAACTGACCGCAAAATACCTGCAGCTGATCGGCTCCAGGATCGGGCCGTTTGCCGGGGTCAACCCGGATACCCTGGCGGACGAGTGGCGGCGCTGGAAAAATTTCGAGGTAATTTTTGAGGGAGTGTGGCGATGACGGTAGCTCGCAAAATAAACCAGGACGGCCTCGATATTATCAAGGGTTGCGAGTCCCTGCGCCTTGTGCCTTATCTGTGTCCGGCTGGAGTGTGGACCGTAGGGTGGGGACACACCAGGGATGTGTCAAAAGGGATGAAGATAACCGAGGGGCAGGCAGTTTCGTTCCTGGAGCAAGATTGCACGATTGCAGCCCAACCGATTGAAAGGCTCGTCCGCGTGCCGCTGACCGACAATCAGTTTTCGGCCCTGGTGAGCTTTATCTTTAATTTGGGATCAAGACGCTTTGAAAGATCAACATTGTTGTGGAAGCTCAACAGGGGCAGTTACGGAGCCGTGCCGGCAGAACTCGCCAAGTGGGTTTGGGGTGGGGGGAAGGTTCTTCCAGGGCTAGTGACTCGCCGGGCCATGGAGGCCAAACTATGGATGCGTGGGTGAGGGGAGTGGTACCGAATCGAGGCAATCAAAGTGGGGGTTTTGATGGGGGTTTTGTTTCGAGACTTTCTGGTTTTAAAATGACAAGTCTCGCCACGGAATGACGTAAAAGCGTGGTGGGGGATTCACTCCGTCAGGTATGCCGTGGCCTCTCACGCCGGTAACAGGGGTTCGAGTCCCCTTGGGGTCACCACACAAGATCAGCGCTTTAGCTCTAGCCAGCTAAAGCGCTTTTTTTGTTTGGTGAGTTAGCGGTGAGTTGCCCGTTTCCCT